TCGGAGACGTTCAACGTCCGACAATCCAATCGGTGGGCGCATCGAATCTACTAGTGGCGGATCTCGCGGTCAGCACTTACTACACACAACAGACAATCTAAGGAGACAAAGAAATGCCAACAACAATCGTCACCGGTCGCGACATAGTTTTCACTCTTGCCACCGTTAATTATGACGCTCAGACAACTTCAGTCACTCTCGTCAATGCGCCAGTCATTACTACTTATCAGACACTTGATGGAAAAGCCTATAAGCACATTGATGATCAATGGACACTCAATATCGAGCTTCTTGCTGATTGGGGCGTTGCCTCATCACTCTTTGAGGCGATGTGGACTGCCTTTACTTCTGCTCCTAACACTGCACTTGCTTTCAGCTTAACAACTGCAACAGGGGCAGTCTTTACTGGTAACGCGTTTCCAGTAGCTCCAACTGCTGGCGGCTCTGCTCCAGATGCGCAGACTGACTCATGGTCAATGCTTTGCTCAACAACACCAACAGCCACATTTAGTTAAACTAAACAGAAACGGGAGCACACAATGAAACTGCCAATCACAATCGAATACATGTCCGGCGAATCTGCAACTTACACGGCTCAGCCACCAGAGTGGGCGAAGTGGGAGCAAAAAACTTCGCTCACCATCTCGCAAGCGCAGGAGAAGATTGGAATCTCTGATCTTCTCTTCCTTGCGTGGAATGCGATGAAACGTGAAGCTGGTGGCAAGCCAATTAAGGGCTATGAAGTCTGGTGCGAAACAGTGGCAGATGTGAAGGTGGGAGACAACGACCCAAAAGTCATAGAGCCGGAAGCGTAAGTCGATTATTGGTTGAAGTCGCTATTGCGACAGGCATACCGATGAGAGAATGGACTTCGGCCGATGACATCTACACTGCGATAGAGATACTGGAGAAACGGAATGGCTGAAGATCCGATTGCTTATGACAAAGCAGATCTTCGTCGCATTACGTCGGCATTCAAGGCGATGGATTCGGCAGCTACAGATGCAGCCAAAAGAGAATCCTCAGCTTTGGCGGAGTTTGCTCAAGGCAAAATCCAACAGAAAGCCCTCACCAGAGGTAAGGCAGCCGACAGGATTGCCAGTGGCTCCCGTGTGTCTAAATCTTCCAAGATTGGCGAGCTCTCTTTCGGCTTTGTAAGTCAAAAGTTTTCTGGCGGTGGCACAACAAAGGATCTCTGGGGCGGAACAGAGTTCGGATCTAATAAATATAAGCAATTCCCAATCTGGTCTGGACGTGGTGCAAAAGGCGGTTCGCAAGGTTGGTTTATTTATCCGACACTGCGCGAAATCCAGCCAGACATCATTGACAAGTGGGAAAATGCTTTCGACCGAATCTTAAGGGAGTGGTAATGGCCGGACAATCGCGCACACTCAAGCTCTCGATTCTTGCTGATGTAGATCAACTCAAGAAATCGCTGACATCAGCCAATAACGAGGTCGATAATTCTGCATCAAGAATAAGCGATTTTAGCAAGAAAGCAGCCATTGCTTTCGCTGCTGCCGGAGCTGCGGTAGGGGCGTTTGCAATCTCGGCAGTTAAAGCTGCCGCAGAAGATGAGACTGCTCAAACTAAATTACAAGAAACTATCCGCAACACAACAAATGCAACGGCTGAACAAATTGCCGGCATTGATAAATATGTCACGGCTCAAAGTATTGCAACGGCTACGACCGACGACGTTATTCGTCCAGCCTTGTCTCGCTTATTGCGTGCAACTGGCGATTTAACTAAATCACAAGAATTGCTCACGCTGAGCCAAGAAATATCAGTGGCAACGGGTAAGCCATTGGAAGCGGTTACAAACGCCGTCGCAAAAAGCTTTGAGGGATCTAACACTGCACTAAGCAAATTAGGCATTGGCATTGATGCTGCAACGCTCAAGACTATGACATTTGATGAAACGCAACAGTTACTCAACAAGACATTTGACGGCTTTATTGAAAATCAATCTGAAACGGCAGCATTTAAGTTTAAGCAAATATCAATCGCGGTTGATGAATCCAAAGAAGCAATCGGTGCAGCTCTATTGCCAGTAGTTAAAGAATTAGCAGATTTTATTATTGTCTCGGTCGTTCCGGCAATTGAATCATTTGTTGCTGGTTTAACTGGCGAAGATAGTCTAGCCGAAGGTCTTACAGAGTCACAGAAAAAAGCCGTTGAATGGGGCAAAAAGGTCAGAGGCGTTATTGACACAGTTATAGATCTAAAAGATGAATTGACTGCGGTTGCCATTGTTATTGGCACTGTGTTTGTGACGTCAAAAATAGCTGCCGCAGTTCAAGGAACAATCGTTCTCATTACTAGTTTAATTAAAGCCTACAATTTGTTAAAAGCATCAGCATTGGTTGCAGGAGTCGCGTCAGCTTTCGCGTTAAATCCGTTGCTAGGTATTGGTGCGGTAGCCGTCGCAGCCGCAGTCTTAGCTGGTGCAAATGCTTTAGCAAATAAAAGCAGTGGCGAAACACAATTTGCAGTCGGTGGCGCACCAGGTGCAATTAGCGGAAGCGTATTCCAAACGGAAACTGAAAAGGCAGAATTGGCAGCTAGTAAAGCAGCGGGATTAGCAGAGGCTAAAATAATTATTGCAGGACAAGCAAAAGGATTAACGGCTAGTCAATCTTTAGCAGCTAGTGCAGGCGGATTCACAGATTCGCAAAATGCAGGTCGATTAACGGCGGCTGGAAGTAGCGCATTTACAGACTCTCAAAATGATGCTCGGATCAATCTCACAGTCAATGGCGCAATCGATGCCGAAGGTACTGCTCGCACAATCATCAAAGCTCTTAATGATTCCTTCTATCGTGGCACTGGCGGAGCCTCTGCACTTCAGGCAATCTAATGACTCAATGGGCTCCAGTCTGGCGCGTTAAAATTAACGGCACTGATATCACCGATTCGGTGTTGGCTAATCTGACAATTACGTCAGGGCGCACGAATATCTACGAACAAGCTCAAGCCGGCTATTGCTCAGTCAATCTCATTGTCTTTGGTCAAGCTGCGATACCTTACGAAATCAACGACACCATCTCGATTGAAGTCCAGGACACGTCAGCCGTCTATGTGCCAATCTTTGGTGGATCAGTGGTCGATATTGCCGTAAGCGTTTCTCAAGTGGGCTCTAGTGCATACACTCAAGAAGTCACCATCACGGCTCTAGGAGCCCTTGCAAGGCTTCAGAAGGCTCTCACAGATGGCGTCTTAACTCAGGACTTTGATGGCGACCAGATTGAGACAATCTTGCGCGAAGTCTTATTGGCTCAATGGCAACAGGTTCCAGCCGCCCTTCAATGGAACACCTATGATCCGACTACAACATGGGCAACTGCTGAAAATAATGGACTAGGAGAAATTGATACTCCAGGCAATTATGAGCTGGCACAACGCTCGTCGAATCGCATCATTATTTATGACTTAGTCGCCGCGCTCGCTACTAGCGGACTTGGTTATTTATACGAATCGGCATCTGGGCTCATCTCCTATGCTGATTCCACACACCGCACAAATTACCTTGCAGCTAACGGCTACACAGATCTCACTGCCAATCATGCTTTAGGGCAAGGCATCACAATTAAGACAAGGGCAGGCGATGTCAGAAATGACATAACTATCAGTTACGACATCAGCTCAGGCAGCGAAGTTAGCGATACAGATCCGGCATCAATAGCACTTTATGGCGACCTTGCTCAAATCATCACAACGACCATCAAACATCAAGCCGATGCCGAAGATCAGGCCGCGTTCTATCTGGCACTTCGAGCCTATCCAAGACCGATATTTGATTCCATCACTTATGCCTTGACCAATCCAGAGCTAGACAATGGAGATCGTGACTCTCTTATCAATATCTTTATGGGTCAGCCAATCGCTTTGAGCGACCTTCCGTCAAATATGTCGTCTGGCGTCTTTCAAGGCTTTGTCGAAGGCTGGACTTTCCGCGCTTCATATAATCAGCTTGACATTACACTTCTCATGTCTCCATTGGCTTATTCATTGCAAGTAGTTCGCTGGAACGACGTGCCAATAATTGAGGCATGGAATACCGTGTCGCCGACTTTAGATTGGGCAAACGCTACAATCGTCGCATGAGAAAAGGAAAAATAAATGGCTAATCCAACAACTAACTATGGCTGGCCAATGCCAACTGCCACAGATCTTGTCACTGACCTTCCAGCAGATTTTGCTGCATTTGGTCAGCCTGTCGATACATCGCTTAAGGCACTCAATCCATCGACGACTCTCGGTGACATTGAATACCGTTCAGCTACTGCAAACACAAATACTCGTCTTGCAATTGGTAGCACCGGAAATGTGCTTACAGTCGCGGGCGGTGTGCCAACATGGGCAGCACCGGCTCCTTCCGGTGCTTTTACGCTCATTCAAACCAACACACTTTCGGGTGTAACAAGTTCATCATTCAATAGTGTATTCACAAGCACTTATAGAAATTATCGCATTTTGTTCAACATAAACGGCACAACACTTACGCCCGACATGACATTGCGATTAAGAGCAAGTGGCACGGATAATTCTGCATCAAACTATCGCTGGTCAGGTCAATACAACACAAGCGGTGTTTCAACCATTACAACTGAATACAGCAATGGCACACAAACTTCTTTTGATGTTGGCTATGCACGATCAACTGGTGGCAATTATTGTGTTCTTGATATTTTTGCTCCACAGGAAACCGCCTATACAACTTTCATGGGTCAGTATGTAATTAATCAGCCTTCAAACACAGTCACTCAATTTGCTTTCAGAGGCGGCGGTTTGTCCGTTGATACTGCTTATGACGGATTTACACTTCTAGGCACTCAAAACATGACTGGAACAATTAGCGTCTATGGATACGGAAAATAAAATGACTAAAACAATGATTCAGATTGATGGCGAAACAATTGAAGCAAATGCTGAGCAGGTTGCTTACATTGAAGAATGGAAAGCGCAAGTGGCAGCAGAAAAAGCAGTCAAGGAACAAGAATTGGCCGCTAACGCAGAAGCCAAATCTGCTCTTCTTGCCAAATTAGGCATCACCGACGAAGAAGCAAAACTACTGCTTCAATGAGTTATCCAGAAGGCACTGCTGCTCGGATCATTGAAGTCGCACTAGCTGAAGTCGGCACGATTGAGACTGGCGAGAATCTGACCAAATACGGCAAGTTCACAAAGGCCGATGGATTGCCCTGGTGTGGATCTTTCTGCAACTGGGTCTTTCACACTGCCGGCGTAAAGATTCCATCAATGGTTTCAACGGCTGCTGGCGCTCATAAGATGAAAGAGCTTGGACGCTGGATTGATGATAAGCCGCAGCTTGGAGATTTATGCTTTATGGACTTTCCACACGATGGCATTGACCGCATCAGTCACATTGGAATTGTTGTCAAGGTTGGCCAGACAACCGTTCTCTGCATTGAAGGCAATACGTCCGGCGATGGTGGAGATCAACGCAACGGCGGAATGGTGATGGTAAAGCGTCGCTATATTGGCAAGGAGATTGTTGGTTTCGCTAGGCCAAAGCTGGTTGCTTATGCTGGAGAATATCCAGTGGTCGAGCCACTTCCACAGGCGAAGCCGAAAAAGGAGAAGAAGAAATGACACAATTTAAGGCACTAGCGGCATCATGGGCTAGATCATCAGTGGCCGGAATGTTAGCCGTTTATATGACAGGCAACACCAATCCAAAGGATTTAGCGATGGGGCTTATCGCTGGTCTTGTTCCAATGTTGGCACGCTGGGCTAATCCGAACGACATTTCTTTCGGTCGCCAGAAGTGAGCGTAGGCGAATGGACGGCGGTCGGTGGGCTTGTTCTTGCGGTGCTGACTGCCATCTATTCGTCAATGAGATTCATGGTGAAGTCGATCATGCGAGAGCTTTCACCGAATGGTGGCAACTCTCTCAAGGATCAAGTCTCTAGAATTGAGGCACGTTTAGATCAACTACTGCTGGAGATTGCTCTTAAGAAATAGACACGCCGACGTCAATCTTGAAATTGTCGGACATAGATGTCACTCTGTATCTGGGAGCATTCGACAAGGCTCCCACGGGAGCAAAAAATGACAACAAGTGAAATCGGACTATTCGTCC